ATCATATTTATCATTAGATGCAGTATCTTTTAAAGCATTAAGAAGGCCCGAGCGTGCTCCACCAGATAGATAGTGAAAGTTTAAGCCTAAGAATCCATCTCCATAGAAGTTGATTGGAAACACGAGAGGGAAGGTATCATATCTTGGAAGAGTGTCTTTATGCTTGGGATCATAGAAGAACATGTACATTCTACCGATCGAGTCGATAGTTAAACCTCCGACCCCGTTCTTGGGATCATTCATCAGTTTGCCGTAGTTGCCGCTTAAGCTTTGGGCCGTATCGCGAAACCAGTTGACCGACTCTTTTGTTGTAGGTTCATTTGCCATTAAAATTTGATCTGCAGTTCTTTTTCTGTGAATATCTGAAACGACCACTTGCGATCTTCGCAAAACTCTTTAGCGGCCTTCCACTTAGCACTATTTATGCCCCAAGTGTATACTTCATTGATGTATCTCTTAGTCACTTTTGCCGGCTTCTTTGGCTCTTTAGTCTGAGCCAGAGGCTTGACTTCTATAACGACTACTTCGATTATCCCATCTTTATTCTTCTTCTTAACATAGAAGTCTGGGAAGTATCTATGAATCCTGTTGTCCACGGGCGAGCGATATGGGATGCAAAACTCTTCTGAGCTCCACTGAATCACATCTTGATGGGTATCTAGGTAAGACATCAGTTTAAGCTCCCAGCTAGATCTATAAATAATATTAGTGGGATTACCTTTATATTTACCAGGATTTTTTGGTTTGAAGTAACCTTTGTAGGACATTCCCGTCTCTATAATAAATAACAAGTAAATATATTTATAGGAACTATCATGAGCGTTTTTAGTTTTATCGGCGATGTTGTTAAGTGGGGATCGGTAGCTGAAGCCGGAGTATCCGCTTATAATCAGATGGGACAAAATGATCCTAACAGTTCCGCCGGTTCTAGATATTTTATGGGTAATTTTGTTTACCCAAATGACCTTGTGAATGCTGATATTGGTAGAAACGCTTACATCAGCATTAAGTTCAAGTCCTATGAAAGAAGATCAATCTTTGCACAGCCATTCTTAAGAGCACGTGGTGGTATTACACTCCCACTTCCATCGAGCCTTCAAGATGCAACTTCGGTTAATTGGAATGCATCACAGCCTGATGCTAAAAGTGCAGCAGTCGGCGCAGCCATTGAACAGCTGATAGCTCCATCGGGGTCCAATCCTTATGGAGGAAGTGGAGCAGCTTCTAAAAACTTTGCAGATAGCGCTCTCGGAGCAATTAAAGATTATGCGACTAATGGACAATTAGGCGGAGCACTTGGAGCCGGTGCAGGTGCATATGGAGCTAGCACTATATCTGGTGCTCTTAATGGAGCGGGCGCTCAGGCACTTCAACTTGCGGGACTTGCAGCTAATCCATTTATGACTATGTTGTTTCAAAGTCCAAACTTTAAGTCACATTCTTTCAGTTGGATGTTTTCTCCAAGAAATCCACAAGAGTCAGCTATGCTTACCGCGATCATTCAATCGTTTAAATTTAATATGCTTCCAGGATTATCTGGCGGCGGTTCTGCTGGAACGTTCTTTACTTATCCAAATATTGCAGATATTCAACTATATCCAACTAATGCTTATTTGTATAAATTCAAGCCTTGTGCAGTTAAGTCAGTAACAGCAGACTTTTCTCCAAATGGACCGTCATTCTTCAAAGATACATTTGCTCCAACACATATTAGCTTAAGCGTTGAATTTCAAGAAATTGAGATGTGGACAAAAGAATCGTTAAGTGGTGATGCTATGGCTGGTGGAGACGCAAAATATGAGTCGGCTTTAGTTGGAGCGATTGGTGGTCTTGTTGATAAAGGAATTAATTCAATTAAAGACACAAATAACATCGTTAAAGAAGAGCAACAGATTGGTCCAAACTGGTGGAACAACGCGGGTCCCGGCACTACGCCGTGGAATTAATATAAGAGAAGCAAATGGCCGAGAAATATTTTAGTAAATTCCCAGCGGTAGCATATGGAAATACATTTGCTATTGACTTGACCGAGAGGGCTGTATTAACTTCTGCAGTTCCCTCTAACCCGTTTGTCTACTATTCATATGATGTATCTCAAGGCGAGAGACCCGATGAGATTGCAGATAGTTACTATAATGATCAATTCATGGACTGGATTCTTTACCTATCAAATGGTATCATCGATCCCTACTATCAGTGGTATCTTACCAATGATAAGTTTAATACTTTTTTACAGGCTAAGTATAATACTGCTTTATCTAATCTTCAGAATAAAGTAGCCTTCTATAGAAACAATTGGTATAATGGTTATGATGTAAGCATATCAGACTATAACGCCCTTCCGTCTAATCAACATAGATACTATCAGCCTTATAGAAATATTGACACGGGTGAGATTTTAAGATATACTAGAACAAGAGCCGACTGGACCATCAACACCAATGGTCTATTGAGTGTCAACTGTGCAGCAAATACTTTCACAAAGAATGAAGTCGTTTACATCAACTTTGATGGTACACATATAGGTAGAGGTCAAGTTTCTTACTCAAATAACACTAACTTAGTTTTGCAGCATATCTCAGGAACACTCTATACAAATGCATCGGTCTCAATTACCGGAAGCAGCTACGTTTATGGGACAGAAAGCAGGTCAAATGTAGCATTTACTTCTACTACTTCACTTGCAAACAACATCGTAGCAGGTGAAGAGATTTATTGGGATCCCGTATCAATCTATGACTATGAGAATGAAAACAACGAACAAAAGAAAACTATAAGAGTTTTAGATAATGGCATGAGCGGTTCAATATCAAGTCGCTTAACGGAATTGATGGCACAATAACATGGCAGGTTTTTCACCCGGTGATCTTACAGTAAAGAAGTTTACAATTTCTTCTGATCGAGGATCTCTCGATCTTGCAAAGTCATTTGTATCTGCTTCTATCTATGAAAGCATCTTTACACCCGGTATTATTGTTGACATAGAAGTTTTAGACACTGATGATCAAATCGGTCAACTTAAGATTAGTGGCGATGAAAAAGTTGATATAACTTTTGAAGTTCCCGGCGGATCATCTGCCAGTTATAAGCTTGGAATAAGCAATCTCGGTGAAGTTTCAGGAACGACTTCTTCATTAAAGCATAAGACTTATAAGATTAACACCGTATCTATTGAAGCATTAAAAGCTAAAAACAACTACGTAGAGAAGACTTTTAATTCTCAGATCTCAGAGATGATTAAGACAATTCATAAAGACTATCTTCAAAGCACAAAGAAGATTGAAGTTGAAGAGACTAAGGGAACACAGAACATAAAGATCTCTCATAAGAATCCCTATGAAGCCATCGAGATAGCCATGAAGAGGGCAGTCTCGAATGAAAACAAGTCGTCTTTGTTTGTGTTCTTTGAGACTAGATCGGGTTCTGATCAGATCTTTAAGTTCACTACAATCGAGAAGCTTTTCAAAGGAAGTTCTGTTAAGACTTTCAAGCAGTCTGATTCAATCAATACCAATATTGGCAACAAGACCGATGATCAGATATTTGGTGTCGAGACTCCCAATCAGTTTAATGCGGTAGATAGAATGGCCGTGGGTGGACAAGTAAAAGTTGCTACATTTAACTTTAGAACTTGGGAGTACACCACTAATACTCTTACCAAAAATAGTAAAGATTATAAGACTGGAGGCGGTGGAGACATTAACACTGCTAAGTTTACTAAAGAATACAGGGAAGCACAGGGACAGGCAAAGCCGAGACTTCTTTTGATTCCGGTTGATACATCTAAGAGAGCAAAGACAAACATCCCGACTTACATCGCAGATCGTCAAAACTTTGCATCTACACTGATGCAGGGAACGGTCAAGATAAGAGTACCCGGAGACTTGAAGTTAAAAGCCGGTGACGTCATTACTGCAAACTTACCTACAAGAAAAGGTACGACCGATAATGTGCAGAATGATTCATCTTTGTCCGGAAAGTTTTTAATATCACGAATTCATCATGATATTGGAAAGCCTGAAGAGAAGCCTAGATATACTTGTGTTATTGAATTGTTAAAAGGTAATCCGGAGTCTTCAAAATGACAGAAGCGAGTTTAGGTTCATCATTCTCTTGGTGGATAGCCAAGGTCGTAAACGTCAAAGATCCGGATCAATCTGGACGCGTGCAAATACGTATCTTTGGCAAGCACGATGACAATAAGAATATTCCAGATGATGATCTTCCATGGGCTATGCCACTTCAGC